TTTTATAATTCTAGAGAAGAATGCCATAGATTAAGATTATACGCACGAGGCGAGCAATCTATAAGAAAATATAAAGATGAGTTTTCTGTAAATGGAGATTTATCTTATTTAAATTTAGATTGGAAACCAGTACCTATAGTACCTAAGTTTGTAGACATTGTTGTTAACGGTATGCAAGACAGAAGCTTTTCTATAAAAGCAGTTGGTCAAGATGCTTTATCTACTGGTAAAAGAACTAAATTTGTAAATGACGTTCAGCAAGATTTAAATACCGCAGATTTATTACTTAAGATAGAAACACAATTAGGAGTTTCTGCTAGAAACTTTGCTGTAAATGAATTACCTGCTAATACAGAAGAACTTGAACTGTACATGCAGATTAATTATAAGCAAGGTATAGAAATAGCAGAAGAGCAGGCTATAGAAAATATTTTTAAATCAAATAATTATGATCAAACTAAAAGAAGAATTGATTATGATATAGCAACCATAGGAATTGGTTGTGCTAAACATGGTTTTAATAATACTGATGGAGTTGTTGTTGAATATGTTGATCCAGCTAATTTAGTATGGTCATACACTGATGATCCTAATTTTGAAGACTGTTATTACTTTGGTGAAGTAAAAAACATAAAAGTAAATGAACTTAAAAAAGAATTTCCTGATTTACCTAATTCTGAAATAGAACAATTAGTTAAAGAAGGTTCTAATTGGAATACTTATAATACATATAGTCCTCAAGATAATCAAGTTAACGATTCTTTATCTCAAAACAATACATTAACTGTTTTGTATTTTAATTGGAAAACTTGGGAGCATGATGTTTATAAAATAAAAGAAGTAGCTACAGGAGGTAAAAAAGCAATTGAAAAAGACGATTCTTTTGATCCACCAGAAGATTCTGTTAGATTTGAAAAAGTAAAACAAACAAGAGAAGTTATATATGAAGGTGTTTTAGTTTTAGGAACACAACAGTTATTAAAATGGAAAAAGGCAACTAATATGGTTAGACCTAACGCTAATATTAATAAAGTTATGATGAATTATATAGCTAGTGCACCTAGGATGTACAAGGGCAATATAGACTCACTAGTAGCTAAAATGACTCCTTATGCTGATTTAGTACAATTAACTCATTTAAAACTTCAACAAGCAATACAAAGAATGACACCTTCAGGTGTTTATTTAGATGCAGATGGCTTAGCTGAAATAGATTTAGGTAATGGTAATAATTATAATCCTCAAGAAGCATTAAACATGTACTTTCAAACAGGTTCTATCATAGGTAGATCTTTAAATGTTGAAGGTGACTCTAATCCTGGAAAAGTTCCAATACAAGAATTGCCAGGAAGCAGTGGAGGACAAGTGCAAGTTTTAGTAGGTGCTTATAATCAGTACATACAAATGATGAGAGATGTAACTGGTTTAAATGAAGCTAGAGATGGTTCTGATCCAGATCCAAATTCATTAGTAGGAGTTCAAAAACTAGCGGCGGCAAATAGTAATGTTGCAACTAGACATATATTATATAGCAGTATGTTTATAACTACATCATTAGCAGAGGCTATATCTCTTAGGTTTAAAGATGTTTTAGAATTTCATCCCACAAAAGAAAGTTTAATAAATTCAATAGGACAATTTTCCGTAGGATCTTTAGAAGAAGTTAAAAACTTAAATCTACATGATTTTGGTATATTTATTGAGCTAGAACCTGATGAAGATGAAAAAGCATTGTTAGAAGCTAATATACAAATGGCTTTATCTAAAGGTGATATATTCTTGGAAGATGCTATTGATATAAGAGAGGTTAATAATTTAAAATTAGCAAATCAATTATTAAAATTCAGAAGAGCCGCTAAACAAAAAGCAGATCAAGCTCAAGCTGCCGCCGCAAGTGCAGCTCAAGCTAAAGCACAAGGCGAAGCTCAAATTGCAGTTGAATCAGCTAAAGCAGATGCTGAACAAATAAAAACATCATCTAAGATTCAATATAGAAAAGCTGATGTAGAATTTGAAATTAAAAAAATGGAACTAGAGACAAGATCCAAAAAAGAATTAATGCAATATGAGTTTAATTTAAATGTTCAATTAAAAGAATTAGAATTAAAATCACGAATGGAATTGGCTGAAAAAGCTAATCATACATCTTTAACAAAAGAAGCTATGAAAGATGGAGACTGGAAACAACTTGCTGGAGGTAGAATAAGTGGAGCTCCTAATACTGATAATCCTAATAAAGATTTTGAATCAGCAGGTAATGATACCTTAGGTGGCTTTGACATGGGAAGATTTGAAGCATCTTAAAACTTAAAAACAATTATATTTTATAAAATTATGGAAAACAAAACAGAAGAAAAAGTTGATGTTAAAGTTGTAGACGGCGGAGACGACGTTATTATAACTCCTCAAGAAAAAGAAGTAGCAGTACTTGAAAAGGCTATTGAATCAGGCGAAGTAGATAAAGAATATGGACTTCAAGACGATGGCGTTTATAAAGTAAACGTAGATAAAGAACCTCAAAAACAACAAGAAAATGCCATTCAAGAGCGAGAAACAGAGAAGGTTTCTGTGGGCAAACGAACCGGAGATAGCCAAGAAGTGGACGGCGAAGTACGGGTCGAATCCAATAGCCAAGAAACTACCGAAGAAAACAAAGAAGTAAACGAAACAATACAAGACTCTCCTTTAGAACTAATAATAGAAGAAGAAAAAGAGATACAACCAAAAGAAATAGAAGAAAAACCTATTACTTTAACAAAAGAAGAAATAATACAAGATACTAGTATAGACTTACCAGAAGGTGTTGATAAACTACTTAAGTTTATGGAAGACACTGGAGGTACTGTTGAAGACTATAGTAAGCTAAATAGAGATATAGATAAAATAGATAATCTAAGTTTAGTTAGAGAATATTATGAATTTACAAAACCGCATTTAGATAAAGAAGATATCGATTTTTTAATGGATAAAAACTTTTCTTACGATGCCGAGATAGACGATACTTCTGACGTCAAAGCTAGACAACTAGCTTTTAAAGAAGAATTATTTAATGCAAAAAATACTTTTAAGAAAGTAAAAGACCAATATTATAATGATCTTAAGTTAAGAAAAAAAAATAATGTTGCTCCAGAGTATCAAGAGGCTTTTGAGTATTATAATAAAGAAAAGCAACAGGCTGAAGGACGAATAAAATTTAAAAATGATTTTGACAGTAAAACTGAAAAAGTATTTTCCGATAATTTCAAAGGTTTTGATTTTAATGTTGGAGAAAACAAATATAGGTTTAAAGTTGAAAATCCTAAAAAAACAAAAGAGTTCCAGTCAAATATTACAAATTTTTTAAACCAGTTTGAAAGTAAAGGAGGTGCACAGGACGTGGGAAAATACCATAAAGCACTTTTTGCTGCGCAAAATGCAGACAAAATAGCTAATCATTTTTATGAGCAAGGCCGTGCCGACGCTATAAAAGATTCAGCTAGAAAAGCTAAAAACATAAACATGGACCCTAGAAGCGATGGTTCTTCAGTTATGACCAAACAAGGTAATCAAATTAGAGTAGTATCAGGCGAATCTTCCGACAAGTTGCGAATAAAATGGAAACAATAACAATTTAAAATCAAAACAATATGGCTTTTACAGCAGGCATACCAGCCGCTTTACAACCAACCCAAACTAAAGCAATGTACGGTGGAAATTACATTAATTTCACTGATGCAAACTTTAGTCAATGGACACAACAATTCTTACCAGATGTATATGAAAAAGAAGTAGAACGTTACGGAAATCGTTCTATCGGATCTTTCTTACGTATGGTATCAGCAGAGATGCCTTCAACTTCCGATCAAATTATTTGGACTGAGCAAGGTAGATTACATACTCGTTATGCTAATGTAGCACCTCAAGGAGCTGCAGCAGTTATGCCAGCAGCAGGAGCAGCAGCAGCAGTTCCAGTAGCGGCAGCAGCCGGTGGAATACTTAATTTTAATGTTCCTACAGCTCAACCAGCTAGTACAGGTTTAACAGGTTCTCCAGCTAACACTCAAACTGTTAATTTTAGAATAGGACAAACCGTAATGGTGCAAGTTCAAACTACTGCTACTTCAGCAGTCGGTGGAACTGGAGCAGTTATTAAAGGTGTAGTAACTAACGTCGGCGTAGGCGGTGGTGCAGTAGGAGAAGGACAAATGTTTCAAATGCAAGCTTATGCTCCTCATCCAGTTATTGCAGCAACAGCTAGAGTTACAGCAATCGTTTATGGTTCTGAATTTGCTAAAGGTACAGGAAACTTTACTGAAAAGCTAGATCCAGGATATGCAACTTTTGCAAATGCTCCTATTATTTTAAAAGAAAACTATCAAATCAATGGTTCTGACACAGCTCAGATTGGTTGGATTGAAGTTACTTCTGAAAATGGTGCAGGCGGTTACTTATGGTACGTTAAATCAGAACATGAAAATAGACTTCGTTGGGAAGACTATCTTGAAATGTCTATGGTTGAAGGCGTGAAGAAAGTAGCAGGTGGTGCAAATATTGCATTAGGTACTTTTGGAGGTAGTTTAGGCGCTCAAAATGCTCGTGGTACTGAAGGTTTCTTTGAAGCTCTTGAAGCTAGAGGAAACGTATATCAAGGATTTGGTGCTCAAGCAGCTGCAGGTGCAGGTGGTGGTGCATTAACAGACTTTGACAATGTACTTAAGCAATTAGACAAGCAGGGAGCAATTGAAGAAAATATGCTTTTCTTAAATCGTGAACTTTCTTTAGAGATTGATGATATTCTTGCCATGCAAAATGGTGCATATCCAGGCGCAGCAGGTGTTGCTCATGGTACATCTTATGGTGTATTTAACAATAGTGCTGATATGGCATTAAACTTAGGATTCACTGGATACCGTCGAGGTTCTTATGACTTTTACAAAACTGACTGGAAGTATTTAAATGACTGGTCAACTCGTGGAGGTTTTGGAGACATTGAAGGTGTATTAATTCCAGCTGGAACTTCTACAGTTTACGATCAACAATTAGGTCAAAATATCAAACGTCCATTTTTGCATGTTAGATATAGATCTTCAGAAACAGAAAATCGTAAAAACAAATCTTGGATTACAGGATCTGTTGGAACTGGTTCTCCTACTTCTGACATTGATGAAATGAAAATTAACTACTTAAGTGAAAGATGTCTTATCACTCAAGCAGCTAATAACTTTGTTTTATTCAAAGCTTAGTATTTTTAACTATAGGATACGGGCTCTTCGGAGCCCAGTATTCTTATTTTATATTATTTAATTATGACAACACAAGAAAAAAGTTCA